ATTCTATTAAAGGAGGAGAAGCACAGCACGTTTGTGTTTATGAAAAAGCTAACTGGCCTGCTCATTTTGAAAATAAAGTAGGGCTTGCGCGAAGTTCTGAATCTAGGGTATGGTACGTAGCGGTGACACGGGCAAAAGAAAGTTTACATATTCTACGTTCTTATCATGAGTATTTCTTCCCATTGGCACGGCTGTATAATCAGTTTATAAAGGAACATTATGGTAGTAGCTAAAGGCAATTGGGATTATTCAGGGAATCCAAAGCTAAGGATTCTATCTTTGGGAGCTGGGGTGCAGTCATCCACGATGGCACTCATGGCTGAAGAGGGAGCCTTTCAGCATAAACCAGACTATGCGATCTTCGCAGACACGGGATGGGAGCCTCGTAAAGTGTACGATCATCTTGCGTGGCTCAAATCCCAGTTAAGCTTTCCTGTCATTGTCTGTAAAAACCATTTGAAAACAGGCAGTATTAAACAAGATATGATTAATGAAGTAACCAAGGAAAAAGGTTTTCTTCACATTCCTTTCTTTGCCCGTAATACTCTTACTGGTAAAATAGGAATTGGTCCAAGACAATGCACGCGGAACTACAAGATAACTCCTATTAACAGGCAAATCCGTCTTCTTTTAGAACTTAAACACAGGCAACGATTCCCCAGAGATATGTGGGTCGAAGTTTGGGTAGGTATTTCAAGAGATGAAGCGTCACGAATGAAACCCTCTCGAGAGAAATGGATTAAAAATACGTGGCCTTTAATTGATGAAAATATGACACGAGAAGATTGTTTGAAATGGTATGAAGGTAAAAATTATAGGACTCCAGCAAAAAGTTCTTGTATTGGTTGCCCCTATCATGATAATACTTTATGGAATGAAATCAAAACTCAAACCCCCTCAGAATTCGAAGAAGCCTGCGAGATTGATGACATGATTAGAAATTCTGCTAAAGACCCTAATATAAAAAGATACCTTCATCGTAAAGCCATTCCTTTACGCGATATTGATTTTAATAAACTTTTGAAAAATAAAAAAATAGACAATCAATTGAACTTGTTTGACAACGAATGCGAAGGAATGTGTGGCGTCTAAAAAAGCCTTAGATTACCAAGAAGGTGGAAAACACTATGTGGCTCTGGCGATTCAGCCAGTAGTCTATTGTTATAAAAACAAACTTAATAATATTGATTCTAACATCGTAAAATATGCGACACGCACCAAACCCGGAGAAACTACCAAAGATCGTTATCTAAAAATTATTCACTACGCTAAACTTGGAATAGAACTAGATGACCCATCAAATTAATTTTACTTTTCAAGAGTCAGACTGGACTACACCAAGTCAGTACCCAAACCTTAAGAACGCTGAGATTATAGCGATTGATTTAGAAACCAAAGATCCTGACATTAAAACCAAAGGCCCTGGTTGGCCGAGCATGAATGGTAACATCATAGGAATTTCTGTCGCGACCGACAGCTTTAAAGGTTACTATCCTATCTCTCATGAAGCCGGTAGCAACATGGATGCTAAAATGGTTTTGAACTGGGTCCAAGATGTGTGCCGAGCTCCTGGAGTTAAAGTCTTTCATAATGCAGCGTATGATATCGGATGGCTACGAGCGCATGGCATTGTTGTCTATGGAAAGGTTGCTGATACCATGATTGCTGCAGCGCTGATTGATGAGAACCGTAGAAACTATAGTTTAAATTCTTTATCCATGGACTATCTATCCGAACTTAAATCGGAAGCGGGGTTAAAAGAAGCAGCTAAGGAATGGGGTATCGATCCTAAAGGAGAAATGTATAAACTCCCTCCTAAGTTTGTAGGTCCTTATGCTGAGCAGGATGCAGCTTTGACCTTAAGACTCTGGCAACGTTTTAAAATAGAAATTATAAAACAGAATTTATCGGATGTGTGGGAGATGGAAATGGAACTTTTGCCTCTTCTGATTCACATGCGAGCTAAAGGAGTTAGAGTTGATCTTGATGGAGCACATGAACTTAAAAAAGAATTTGTTAAAAAAGAAAAGCAGCACTGTTGAAAATTAAAAAGAGCGCGGGTACAGATATAGATATATGGGCAGCTCGATCAATTGCAAAAGCCTTTGATAAACTTAAGATCCCTTACTCTCTGACTGAGAAAAGTAAGGAACCTTCTTTTACTCAGAACTGGTTGACGAATTGTAAGGCGCCTATCGCAAAGTTGATTCGTGAAGCAAGGGAAGTGAGCAAGTTTCATTCAACTTTCATTGATTCAATATTTAAATTTGAACACAAAGGGAGAGTCCATGCAGAAATAAATCAGCTTAGAGGCGACTCGGGGGGTACCGTTAGTGGGCGTTTAAGTTACGCACATCCAAATTTACAGCAAGTTCCAGCCCGAAACAAGGACCTCGGCCCCAGGATCCGATCACTCTTTATAGCCGACAGGGATTGTCGCTGGGGATCTTTTGATTACTCACAACAAGAACCCCGACTTGTAGTTCACTACGCTGCTAGTATTGGTTTCGCTGGCTCTAACGATTTAATTAAAGCCTATCAGGATGAAGATGCAGACTTTCACCAAACAGTAGCGGACATGGCAGGCATCCCAAGATCTCAAGCTAAAACAATTAACTTGGGAATCTTTTATGGAATGGGAAAGAATAAATTATCTAGAGAGTTAGGAATTGATAAGCAACAGGCTGAACAAATTTTACAAGAGTATAACCAGCGCGTTCCTTTTGTTAAACAACTCGCAAATAATGCGATGGATTCCGCGGATAAAAATGGAACGATTTGGACACTCAAAGGAAGAAAATGCAGATTTCAAGAATGGGAGCCTTCATCATTTGGATTACATAGAGCCACTACTTTTGAAGATGCGGTGCAGAAGTATGGACGTGGTAATATCAAAAGGGCCTACACTTATAAAGCGCTTAACCGGTTGATCCAAGGATCCGCAGCTGACCAAGTTAAACAAGCTATGATTGATTGTGCGAAATGTGGATTCTATCCTATTCTACAGATTCACGACGAGCTTTGTTTTAATCTTAAATGGGAAGCTCTCGAACCTCAATACAAACAAATCAAAGAGATTATGGAGAACTGTATACCCGAGTTGAAAGTCCCCTCAAAAGTCGATATATCTATCGGAAAGAACTGGGGTCAAACGGATGAAATTAAATGATATACATATCAACGCAGGAGAATGTCCAACGTGTCATCAACGCACGCATTTCAGTCCTACCTTTACAAAACATGTTTATCGTTGTGAGCTTTGTTTAAACAAAGTTAAACAATTAATAAATGGAAAAATAATATACAAGGAAATTCCTCTCCCTGGAATCTTTAGTCCCTAAGTACTGATTTTATTAGCAGCTATATTCAGCTCTACTTTTGCATCTGTTTCAAACTGGGTGTTAATTTCACCTTTAATAGTCTTCACTTGAAGATCAATTAACTTCATGTCGTCAGTGGCTTGCTTCTGTTCTAACGCTTGGTTGGCCCACTGATGTTCCAGCTTGAGCTTTTTCTGGACTAACTCGTGTAGTGACATTCGGGTCTACCTCCTCATAAGTTATGCAAGTCTTGGTCTTTTGGTAAAAACCAGGACCTTCTTTAACCTTGATTACACCGTCGTAAGCTTTTTTGCTAAACAGTTTTAAGGCAGCCTGATGATCGTTAGCGGCTACCGTTCCATCTAGCAAATTTCCGCGTATTATTGCACGGATACGATAGTGCTTCATAAGAGAGTATATGACGGAATAAGATTGTCTTGTCAACCCCTATGTTTGGCGGTCAATTGGGGCAGTATTCATGACCTTTTTTCCACAGTAAAACTTAATAAAGAGCTGTTTTTCGTTGATTACTGCGGGTCCTATGGACTCCATGAATTCTTTAGAATGAATATAACCAGCGTTCATACACGTAGACCAATCCTTGAAAGGATCATTTTTATGCCACATTTGAGGACAAGTACCTTCCAGTGCCGAACAGATAATAAGGGTTAAAAAAATATTCATAACTTACATTTACTCTTTTTGTTTTACCTTGTAAATAAAACTTGCATTCTAATGGGATATATAGTAGCTTAATGGGATTGGAGGATCAAATGGCAACAGACAACAAACAAGACATGTTGAATAAAGACATGCATAAAATGTTGCAGAGTATTAATGATACTTATGCAGCAGGAGTAAAAGCGGGGAAGCAACAAGCTTTCAGAGAAGCCCAGGACATTGTAAAAAATGTTGCGGGCGATCCGGTTAAACCACCAATCACTCCGGTAGATACAAAAAAATTTACTGTGAGTTATGATTCGGTGGACCAGGTTATTACTCTTAAAGTGGGAGATGATGTACGAAATACTCATCACAGTAATGTCCCTCATCTTAAATTCGACAGCGCTCTCACCTTAGTGAAAGATATGTTTTCTAAGTGGAATGAAGTGCTGGGGAAAGAGAACGGTAATAATGGCCGATAAATATTTTATGGCAACGCTGGAGTATAATGAACCCCACGTTGACAAGTATTTAATTTCGAATGTTAACAATGAAAAAGAAGCCACGGACATTGCTGAAAATCACAATGCTGACCCAAAGTATAGTCAAGTGTGGAAAGAAGATAAGGGAGACATCGAAGATCAAACTGTGACTGTCAAGGAAGTCGTGTGGAGTAGCGAGACAAAGGACTACGTACCTAAATGAGTCGACAGACAAACGGAACAGCTTACTGCAACTGGGTCGCTTTCTCTAAAGCGGTACACGATACCCTTAAGGAAGTACCCACGATTGCAGCGGACGGGCTGGAAGTCACTGAATCTGATTTTCGCTGGGAGTACACAGCTAAAAAATTAGTAGGAATGGTCTTTGAACCCACGGGAGGAATTCGAGGCTATCATTTCTTTGATATTGATGCA